AGACATAGGTAAACTCCATAGGTTTATTGGTTTTAAAAGAAGGTCGTGCCATCTAAGTTTCATAACACGACCTATACGCTAGAAGGGTATATCTGATTCTACGTTATCCATAAAATGCTCAACCGTATGTGGCTTGCCTTCAATCTTAACTTCTGCCTTACCACCCAGCAAACTTACTGTGCTAACACGGCACTCTAGGCTTGATTTCTCTGTGCCATCCTTTGCTTTGTATGGGCGCAAGCTAATCTCGCCTGTAACACCTATCTGTGTGCCTTTTAGAAGCATTGGCGCAAGAATTTCCCCACGCTTTCCCCACAATGAGCAATTCAACCAAGTAGTGGTAGCCTTGTCACCATAACCAGCAGTCAGCGATACTGAAAAGTTGCATATTGCATCTTGGTTTGCTGTGTAACTTAATTTTGCGTCTTGTCCTAAGCGACCTGTTGCATTTAGATTATTCATTTTAGTTCCTTTAGTTTAGTTGTTAAATCTGACACTTCTGTTAAAAACAATTTTACTGCATTTTGCACTTCATCTATGTACTCGTCATCACGGTCAACACGTACTACAAACAATGCTAGGTTATCGCCTAGTGATGGGCAATAACTAACAAAGTCACACCACTTAGCACCGGTACAAGCCATCTGCCATTGCATCTGCGGTATGTATTTTGTAGGTGCTTTGCCTGATAACAAAGTATCTGCATGGTTGGCTGCCGTAGGGCATTTAATCTCTACCAAGCCGTCACCTACTATGCCATCTGGACTAGCACCAGACATCGCAATGCTTGGGTGATCAATAAAGGCTACTTCTCTTACCGTCACACCTTGCTTAAACTCGTACAATGCTCTGGCTAGTGGCTCAAGCTCAATGCCTCGCTCCATGTGTGAGTTAGTAAAGCCTTCCTCACGTTGACCTGTTAGACGCTGACATACTAGTTCCATGCGGTAGTTCTTACGACTAGCAGACTCACCTGTCTTAATGGTGGCTAATACATCTGCAACACGGCTAGCTGTTACCTTGCCAATGCGTGATTCAAACCATTCTACTGTACCTTGCATTATCTAATCCTCGGCATTGGTTTTGAAAGTCTATACTTGTGACCCATTGCTTGTATAGCCAAGGCTATTTTGGCATCACGGTCTGCTACCTCTTTTTGACTAGGAGGTGTTAATCCGTATAGTGATTTAATAATCATTGCATTATCCTCATTGATTTTAATATTGCATCATCAATTGCTTCGTCTAATTCTTCACCATTTATTTCTGAAGCATATCCATTACCATTACAAAATAATATTGACTGTATATGCTCTGTACCACAATCCATATCATCTGAATCATAATTAGGAATTGAATGTAAATAATTAGCATGATGGTCACGCAGCCAGCTATATCGTGCTGCATCAGATACTAAATCTTCCATATCTTTTTCTGATAATGTTACTTTTGTTTTTTCTATAATCATTTTTCCATCCCTTCAAATAATGCTTTCATGTCATCTTTTGCTTTGGTGATAGGTGCTGTGTATGCTGGGTTAGCTTTAACTTGGTTACGCACAGATATAAATATGCTTTGCAACTCTTCCATTGTTTTAGCACCACGGATCATTGCAACATAAACATCTACTGACTCCAGTTCTACAGAAGGCAAGTCTTCACCGGCATAAATATATAAGCCAAGACCGTGTAGCGCAATTGCTTTTACTAGGCATCGCTGTATTGATGTGTTTATTTGGAATGCGTTTGGTACTGGGATTGTCTTGTTATTGTTATCAAGTACTGGATGGATTTGGCTTAGTGTAATGCCATCTACCGTAACAGCTACCTCAACAAAGTAACCGCATTCTGTTTTGCAAAACGGCAAGCCATCGGTCTTAATAACTTCCCATGTAGCTGTTGGCGATGCCTTGCGTAACTCTGCTACAGCCCATGCCCAAGATAGGTAAGTAAACTGACCCTTCTTTTCTACGTGCTGGTTTACATCTATACCGCTTAGTGTTTTAAATACCGACATTCTGATCTCCTCGTAATTCGTTTAATTCTTTATTAGCACATTCTATTAAATACTCTAGGTATTCTTCTAGCTCTATAAAATCTGTGTCTTGGCGATTATCTTCCATTTAAGCCACCAGCAGCAAGTATAGAAAAATTGAGAGCAAGACCACACCAACAAAGCAGATGCCTTCTATCCACGGTGTTAGGTCTGTCTTAGGTTTGTAATTTTTGTAATTAGTCATCTTTATTCTCCTGTTCACGTTTAGCTAATTTAACTTCTAACTCTTCAAACTCTTTACGCATTGCTTGTATTTCTTTTATTATCTGCTCAAGTTTTGGATCTTTTAGGTCATTAGTGTGCATTGCGAGCCTCCCTTGTTTCACGGTCGCATTTAGCTTTGAATAGGCAAACAGATGCTTCTATCTCAGCAACTCGTGTGTATACCTTCTCAACCATTTGGTATTGGTTAAGTAAGGCGCAAGCTAGTTTGTAGGAATTGTAGGTAGAGTTGACAACTTTACCGTTTTCTAAGATATCCCACTTTTGTTTTGGGAATTTTGTAGATTTGATTGTGTACATTTTTATCTCCACCGTTTCTATTAGTTAATCGCATAATTTGCTGCGATAAGTAATATTAGTCTATCTAAATTTATAATGCAAGTATTATTTATACATTAAATTCCAACAAATTTACATAATTCATTTAATTTTTTTCTGTCTTCAAGTATTGCTGCTTTGTCTTCTTCCCATTGCAGATCAAACCACAGATCTTCTGCTACGTCTGCCGGCAGCTTAATGATTTTGTCATTAGTACTTAATGTTTCTTCGTTCATGTTGATCTCCACAGTTTCTATTAATAGGGGCTTGCGCCCCTTTGATTATAGTTCAGATGGATGGCAAGTACATTCATTACAATTACATGGTACAACCTCACCATTTTTAATTGCAGCTTTTATTTCACGAATTGAATCAAAACCTTTTGTGTGAACAATGTCATCATAAAATCTAAATCCATAAGGTAAAGTTAAAAGATAATCTTCACCATCAAAAACTTCAACATCACGACTAATATTTAATTTGTATTTCATTTTGATCTCCACAGTTTCTATTAAGTTGATCGCATAAGTTACTGCGATGTGTGTATAATATCAACAACAAATAACCATGTCAAGTATTATTTATACATTTATTGAAAATAATTATGAAAATATCAGAACACCAAGAACAAGTCATGCTGATCACATGGTTTAGAATGCAATACAAGCAATACAAGTATCACCTATGGGCGATTCCTAACGGTGGCTCTAGGCATATAGTCACGGCAGTCAATTTAAAGGCAGAGGGAGTGCTTTCCGGAGTCAGCGATCTATTCTTAATGATTCCTAATAGTAAGTACCACGGAATGTTTATTGAGATGAAGGCTAAGACCGGCAGCGTATCAGATAGCCAGAAAGAGTTTATGGCAGCAGCTAGTTCAATGAACTACTTTCCGGTTGTCTGCTATGGATTTGATGAAGCTAAGACCGCAATCACAAATTACTTGCAAGAAGGTAAAAGTTAGTTTAAAGTAACACTATCACTTGACGGTGAACAACTAGTAAGCCTTAGTCAACACTCTGCTGGTACTAGCCAGTCCGTCAACATCCCTAAAAAAGATGAGAGTGTTGTCTAGGGCTTTTTTTATGGAGAAAGCAAATGCATTATTACAAAAGAAATCTTGGCGATTACGCTAAGAAGGCTGGAAGGCTAACAATGCTTCAGCACGGAGCGTACACGCTCTTGATTGATTCGTGCTATGACCGTGAAGTATTTCCAACACTTGAACTTGCTATTGAATGGACTTGGGCTTCTACAGAGGCTGAGATTGATGCGGTTAAGTTTGTTCTTAGTAGGTTCTTTACTATTACAAAAGATGGTGAATATGTACAGGATAGAATATTGCAAGAATTATTAGAGTACCACGCTAAAGCTGATAAAAACAAAGAGATTGCTATTGAAAGAGAAGCAAAGCGTAAAGAAAAAAGCACAGATCGTACACGAACCGTAGACGAACCGTCACCTAACCATAAACCAATAACCATTAACCATAAACCATTAACCAATATAAAACCTATACGCACTAACGTGCTTGAAAATTACTTTGAAGACTTCTGGTACAAGTACCCAAAGAAAGTAGGTAAAGAGGCTGCACGTAAAGCATGGAATAAAGCAAACCCTGACATAATAAAAGTAATTGATGCTATTAACTGGCAACGAGATACTAAACAATGGCAAGCAGAAGATGGTAAATACATTCCTAACCCTGCTACTTACTTAAACCAAGGTCGCTGGCAAGATGAAGCACCTGTACAAGAATCACCATTCTAGGAGTTGCCATGATTGAAACTGACAAAAAAGCATTTAAAGACATGGTAAACGCAGTCTTTACTATTTATGGAAAGCCACTACCAGAGAAAGAGATGCTGAGGATCTGGTGGCATAAGCTAGAACGATATGATTTTAGCGCAGTAGGTCGTGCATTTGATAAGTGGACAGACACACCAAACAAGCTACCACAACCTGCCGACATAGTTCAGATGTGCAAGCCAAGGGAAGCTGAATATCATGCGCTGCCAGCTCCAGTTAGTATTGCTGATAACAAAGCAAATGTTGAAAAGCTAAACAAGTTTATTGCAAAAGAAATCAAACCAAAAGATGACTTTCATGGTTGGGCTAAACGAATATTAAAGACTCCTCAAAACTTTCCAGAGATGTCAGTAGATGCTGCACGTAAATTGCTAGGAGAAAATTATGCGGTGGGTTGAACAAGACAAGTACCACATTAGCTCTGGATCGTGGACTATAGCAAAATACTTTTCACCTAACGGCATCAAGTATGGTCTTAGTCATCGCAATAAAAACTTAGGCTACTACGACACATTAGAAGCAGCTAAACAAAGGATTAAAAATGATAACGATAGGTAAAGCAACGCTACACAATGTTGATTGCATGGAATATATGAAATCATTGCCCGATAATGCTTTTGATTTGGCTATTGTTGACCCACCTTATGGGATTGGTGAAAATGGTGATAGAAATAAATCAAGGGGGAAATTAGCCATTTCCAAAAATTATAAGGCTTTTGCAGGTAATGATTTAAAATCACCGGATTTAGATTATTTTATTGAATTAAAAAGAATCAGCAAAAATCAAATTATTTGGGGTGGAAATCATTTTATTCAAAATATACCAAATGCAAATAGTTCATGTTGGATTGTTTGGGATAAAGTAAATGGTGAAACTGATTTTGCAGATAGTGAATTGGCTTGGTCATCATTTAAAACTGCTGTTCGTAATTTTCGCTTTCAATGGCAAGGAATGTTGCAAGGCGATATGAAAAATAAAGAAATAAGAATACATCCAACACAAAAGCCAGTAAAACTTTACGAATGGTTGCTTACTAATTACGCAAACAAAGGCGATAAGATATTGGACACGCATTTAGGTTCGGGTTCACACGCTATTGCTTGCAACAATCTTGGGTTTGAAATGGTTGGATGCGAATTAGATACTGATTATTTTAATGCAGCTTGTAAACGAATTAAACAGGAAACAGCACAAGAAAGGTTATTTGAATAGTTGTTGCATATTTTATACAGCGTGATATATAATAAATCATCAACGACAGATAGGGTTATATATGACACACACAGAGTTAAAAGAACTACGCAGTAAAACAGGTTTATCACAGAAAGAGTTTGGCACTAAGTTGTTTAAGACTAGGGATAGCATTGCCAAGTACGAATCCGGCAAGTTTACAATTCCTGCTTACATGGACATTTTAGTTAAGGCTGTGTTTAGTGACTGAGATAAGCTGCAATGAGTTTATTAAACGTATGAAGGCTGCTGGATTTACTGGTAAGTTTCGTGCAACAGATGGTACTAGAGTTATAACTGGTGAAATAAAGCAAGACAAAATAGAAACGGTGAAAGTCACGACTTCTACGGAGTCAAGACAAAAAATAAAGGATATGTTTAAAAATGGAAGTTAAGAATTTTAATATCAGCACAAGCAATTTGCCTTACTTATTTGAAAAGATTAAGGCACTAGATTTATCACAGGGTTATGTTGCTAACGTAACAATCAAGTCACACACTCGTAACTTAGAGCAAAACTCACGTCTATGGAAGCTATATGGTGCGATTGGCGAATATATTGGCGAGTCACCAGACAAAGTGCATGAACTGATGGGCTGGAAGTTCCTACGCAGTCAGTCTGTAGTCAATGGTGAAACGATTGAAGTCATTAAGAGTACGACTAAACTGTCCACGGCAGAGATGGCAGACTATCAACGTCATGTTGAGATATGGGCTGGCACGATTGGATTTGTCTTCAATGAGATTGAGTCATGATTGCCGTATTGTTTGCTAGGTCTGATAGCGCATACAAAGATGATGCTGATTTTGATGTGTATGACATACATCGTGATGCTAGACAGTTTTGTAAAAAGATGCCTGTGTTAGCACATCCACCTTGCAGAGCATGGGGTCAACTAAGCCACATGGCTAATCCAAGAGAAGGCGAAAAGCAATTAGCCTATCTAGCACTAGCACAAGTAAGATTAAACGGTGGTGTGTTAGAACACCCAGCAAGTAGCAGATTGTTTAAAGAGGCTGATTTGCCTATAGGTATGTTGAAAGACGAGTTTGGTGGTTTTACTGTTACTATAGACCAGTATGACTTTGGTCACGTAGCACACAAGGCAACCAAGTTATATATATGCGGTATTGATGTAAATGATTTGCCACCTATGCCACCAAAAAATACAGCACCTACTGACCGGTCAATATGTGGGAATGTTAAAGGCACTAAACGCTGCACACAATACCAACGTGAATACTCCCCCCCCCCCCTAATAGAATGGCTCAAGACAATATGTTTAAGGATTAAGAATGTCTAAAATCACACAATCAGCTAAAGGAGAGAACTGCACGGTCAGAATTATTGGCTACTGCAACGGTAATCCAGAAACAACCGTTTTGGCGCATTTAAGCGGTA